GCAACGGCGTACAAGTCAACATGACGTTGGGTTATGCAGAGGGCTCTATTCCTGACGGGTTACTGCACGCGGTCAAGTTGTTGGTAGCGCACTATTATGAGAACCGCAATATCGTGGTAGTGGGTACGATAAGCAGCGAAGTGCCTAACCTTATCCACAGCTTACTAAATCCATATCGCGTAATTTCTGACCGATGAGAATAGGACAAAGCGACAGGAGAATAACTGTACAGCGTTACACCACTAGCACAAACACCTACGGCGAGCGCGTGCAAACTTACAGCACGCTAATAACGGTTTGGGCCGAACTGATGAAGAACGGCATCGGCATGACCGAGCGCATTGTAACAGATCAAGATATGCCTGTGCAACGTGTGAAGTTTAAGATACGGAGCAGCTCCGCCAGCCGTGGAGTTAAGGCAGATGACCGCGTGCTGTACGATTCTAAGTTATACAATATCCAAGGCATTGAAGAAATAGGCCGCGACGACCAGCTTGTTTTGCTTTGTCAAATTTCAGGGACGTAATGGCCCAAGGATCATTACAGCAAAAAGGCGGTGCAGTTGGCTTCGAAGGCATAGGCGCAGATATCAAACCGCTGCTTAAACAGTTTGAGCAATTACGTAAAAAGGTTAATGACCCAAACGTACAGAAACGCATACACCGCGCCGTAGGTAAATTGTACAGAGACGAAATGCTTCAAAACATCAAAGATGCAAAGCAAGTAATTAGAGTGCGCAGAGGCGGCAAAAAAGGCGGGCCTACAATCCCCATCGGAACGCTGAGAAGGTCAATAAGAGTGTGGCAAATAGATAAGCAGCACAGCACTTTTTGGGTTGGCCCTAAAGTAGGCAAGCGACAGCCGGAGAATGCTGACGGTTGGTTTGCCAATATTGTCGAAGGCGGTGACCAAAAATTTGGAGGCAATAAACAAAAGGGCGTTTTTGAAACGTCAATTAGAGCTGTTAGAGCTGAGGCGTTTAGAGTAATGAGGAAAAAATATGACTTTCAAATACGAAAGGTTGCACGTAAAAAGAATAAGTGATGAACGTAGGTAAAGCAGTATATGGTATTCTGAGCAGCACAAGTGCTGTTACTGATATAGTCAGCACCAACATATTCCCTGAGATTGCAGAGCAAGAAACAGCCACGCCGTTTATTGTTTACCAATTGCAGGGCGTTGCACCTGAAGACACGCACGACGGCCCGTCTAAGTTGGACGAAGTGCGCATGGAAATCATTTGTTTTTCTGACAGCTATAACGGAGCAGCCGACTTAGCCGACAAAGTGCGAGGTGCATTGGATCGCGTCAGCGGGACATACAACGGTGTCAACGTCGAGTCTGTACAGTTTAACAACGTAGACATAGAAATTGAATACGATCCGCGCCGTTACTCACAGGTCACGACATATACCTTTCGCATTAAGCGCGATAACATAACCATTGCAGCAGGCACGCCAGTTACAGGCGCAAAGCTTGGCGATCTATCCGACGTTGATGTTGCAGGCGTAACCGATGGCCAGTTCATTAAGTACGTAGCAGCACAACAGGAATGGCAAGCGGTTGACAGTGCTGGTGGAGTTACAACGTTAGCGGCTTTGACTGATGTAAATCTAACAGGCTTAGGCAATAAAGATGTAATAAATTACAACAGCACAACAGGCAAGTGGGAAGCTGTTGACTTTTTAAATGTGCTTTACACCAATCTGAAAACAGGGGTAAGCACTACAATCAACGACGGCGCAAATACAAACAGCGCTTTAGAGTTAGGCGCGACGACGGCAAAACTAAAGACGGGCATTAGTGAAATACTTATTACAGAAACTAGCCCGGGAGATATTGACTTCATAGTAGCAACAGACGGCAGCGGCTCGACTGCATACACGGCGCTAAATATTGACGGATCAACCTCAGGCAATGAGGCTATTTTAAATATACCTGTTGGCACGCAGCTGCATATTAAGAGCGCCACGCATTACGCTTACCTGCGATACTCAGGCGGTGCTAACGCCTCGTTAAGTTTACCAACAAGCTCAGGCACGTTAGCAAGGACGGCAGACATTGCACTTGACTCAGCGGTCGCAGCAAACACAGCGAAGATTAGCTACACGGACGCAAGTGCAGTAGCTGCAAACACAGCAAAGACAGGCATAACTAGCCAACAAGCTTCAGATATTACAGCGAACAATGCAAAGACGGGCATAACGACCGGGCAAGCTTCAGCGATTACTGCAAACACTGCGAAAGTTAGTTACACCGATGCAAGCGCAGTGGCAGCCAACACAGCAAAGAATACCTATCCGTCAGCCGATGCAACAAAATTAGCAGGTATTGCAGCAGGGGCACAAGTCAATACAGTTGATGATGTTACAGGCGGCACAGGCTTAACAGCAAGCCCAACAACGGGGAGCGTAGTCTTAAATCTCGACGATACAGCGGTGACGGCAGGTAGCTACACAGCGGCAAACATCACGGTGGACGAGCAAGGACGAATAACAGCCGCAGCTAACGGCAGCGGTGGCGGTGGTGGCGTTACCTCGGTGACAGGAACAGCACCAATCACAAGCAGCGGCGGTAATACACCTGACATTGCAATAACCGCAGCGACAACTAGCGCGGCAGGGTCAATGAGCAGTGCAGACAAAACTAAGCTGGATGGTATTGAAACAAGCGCAGACGTAACAGACGCGGCAAACGTAAGCGCAGCGGGCGCGTTGATGGATAGCGAGGTAACAAACCTTGCACAAGTCAAAGCCTTTGATTCATCTGACTACGCTACAACAGCGCAAGGCTCAACGGCTGACAGCGCTATGCAAAACTTAACAGATGATACGACACCCCAGCTTGCTGGTGACTTAGACACAAATTCAAAGAACATAGTACGCGCAAAAACTTCCGTTACAAATTTTAGTAGCAATGGAGAGATTGTGAAAATTGGCACGGGTAGCACAACGCAAGGTGAGCTTTGTTACTATACTTCAAGCGGCACATGGGCGGCAACTGATGCGGATGCTGTTGCTACGTCAGGCAATGTATTGCTCGCTATTGCTTTAGGTACTGATCCCGATGTTGACGGGATGTTGTTGCGTGGAATGTTTACACTAGACCACGACGCGGGCACAATAGCAGATGCGTTGTATATTTCAACAACAGTGGGAAATATAACTAGTACCGCACCAAGCGCAGCGGGTAATGTTGTTCGTGTCGTTGGGTATTGCCTAGACAGCACTAACGGACAGATTTACTTTAACCCGTCTAACGATTTCATTGAGCTTGCGTAATGGCAATTGATAAAATAAACGGCACAGCTTACACGGCTATTGACGCTTTCAGTGGTGTTGCTACTTCAGCGATTGATAATATTTCAGGTATTGATGTGCCTTCAAGTGGTGGGTCTGACATTGTCTTTTCAGATGTGACGTACAGTTCTTTTGATGGGACTATAGGCGCAAGTAACCCTTTTAACGTGACCTTACCATCGTCGGCAACTTTAGGCGATTTCGCTATGGTGCTATATACGGTTGATTTCCCCTTTAATGGTAACTTTACTCCCACTCCTAGCGGATGGACTTTGCAGCAGCATTTAGGGAACGGTGATAGTGACAATCATCTTCATGTTTTTACTAGAATTCTTGACGGTACAGAAGGTTCAACTTTGCCAATCACTGCATCATTTACCATGAGTGGTCGAGGCGGTATGGCTTGGGCAATGGTTTGTAAGAACATAGACACAACAAACCCTGTTGGCACTAACTCGACGATTACAGTGCGTAGTGGCTCAAGCATGACCGTCCCTGCTGCAACAAGTGCAAGCGCAGGCACGTTCATTTGTTACGTTGGTTTTGATGGTGCAGATGGTGACCCTATAACTATGTCAAATAATGGAGGCTTTACTTTTACACTTGGCGGTTCGGCAGACGTGCCTGTTGGTGGTAGAAGTACGCACGTAACATCAGAATGGAGGTTTGCAACGATTGGCGCAAGCACATCTACGGGATCAACTGATGTTACATTCCAAAAAAGTGACGGAAAAGCAGGAATGCATCTAATGCTACAAAGAGCATAACATGAAAATTAAAAAAAAATGGGGTTTATTATGCCACATATCGCACATGCATTGTACATCAAGATGTTGTTTTTGAGGTTGCTACCGTTAATGGCATTGAGTATGTAACAGTTTCTGCGGGTGCATACGGTTTGTTAAATACCTAAAGGATTGTTTCTTAACTTGCACCTATGAAAGTAACATTGTTAAAGGCGTGCAAGCTAGAAGGCAACAGCTGGAAGAAAGGCGATCAGCCTAGCGTGCATCCGTTATTTGCAAAAGAGTTGGCTGCTAAGGGTTATATTGCGGCTGAAAACGATATTGAATTAAAAGAACAAGACCAAGATGGCGATATTTAACGGCACAGATTTAGGCGTTTACATTGGCAGTACACTCATTGCAGCAGCAACAGACGTGTCGTTGACCTTGAACGCTGAGACTATTGACATAACAACCAAAGACAGCGCGGCATTTCGTGAGCTTTTGCCCGGCGTGCGAAGCGGCAGCATCAGCGTCAGCGGTTTGATTGATTACGTCGATACCTCGAACAAAGATTTTATTGACTTGTATGCAGCGTGGGAAACGCGAGCCGTACTTTCTTTAAAGTTTAGCAAGGCAAATCTCCAAACAGGTGACGCAAGCTTTGCAGCCAACGCTTTTATCACTAGCTTAGAGCAGTCAGGCGGCACAGAAGATACAGCAAGTTACTCAGCTACATTCGAGTTGACTGGAGTAATTGACGAGACAGTTGCATGATAGAACTAAACGGTACTGAATACCCTGTGCGCTATTCTATGAAGGCGCTAAAGAAATTTGAACGCAAATCCAAAGTCAATGTGTTTAGTTTGTCCGATCCGTCTAAATTGTCCGCTGATGCTTGCGCATTCTTGTGCTTTGTCGGCGTAGAATGCGGCTGCGACTTTGAAGGCATTGACTTCGATATGGAGTTAAATGAGTTCGAAGATCATATTACACTAGCGCACGTCACACAATGCTTTGACGTACTCGGTGAATATAGCAGCGAAAAAAAAGCATAGACGGCACTGACCAGCAGATAGGCTGGGCCGATGTTATTAAGATGGGGATGGGC